GGACTCTGTGGTAGATCGAACTTAGATCATAGCGCCGTCTTCGTCGAACTTGGTTTCGTCTTCGGCAAACCGCTCCTTGAGGTATTCGTCGGAGATCAGATAGTCGTGCTCCGCTTCGAGCTGCTGATAGATCCAGTCCGCGAATTCGCGCATGCAGGATTCAATTTCGTCGTCGGTGTGCGCCGCAGGGAAGTCATCGAATGAGTCGATGCCCTGCGGCTCGTACTCGATGCTGAACTGCATCGTGCCGGAATGACAGTACCTGTCGTTGGCGGTGATCCGGGCTTTGAGTTCTTCAAAGCCCGGATACAACGCCAGCGTGACGCCAAGAACCGTGAGCCGCTCGGCCAGGCTGATCAGCGTCTCGTCGGTGCACTCCGCTTTCATGGCGCTGAGAACGTCGCCCTTCGGGCGATACCAGCCAAGAAAGCATGCGCCGTCGCCTTGCGAGCAGAAGCCACTGAAGAAAATCTTGGGGCCGTTGCCGGCTTTGCCGTAGTGCTTGTCAATCTCGATGCCAAGAATCTCAGCCATACGAGCGGCGTCCTCGTAGGTGTTGTCCCACCAGTCGTAGTCCGCCCAGCAGTAGCGGTAGCGGTCCAGTGCGGCCTGCTGAGCTTTTTCGCTCAACGCCTCAAACAAGAAAGTCTCGGCGGCCACCGTGTCACGCGAACGCTGCCGCGATGCGTTCCAGTGCAGCCTTGCCGTCGGGCGACATGATCAGTTCGTCCAACACGCCCTGGTAGATCGCTTCGGCCTTGGCCTCGACTTCGTTGTACTGGGCTTCCCAGGCGGCTTGTGCGGCCTCTGCTGCCACTCGACCAGGCGTGATCGGGTAGTCGAAAGCATCCCGCCAGTAGCAGAAATTGCTGATGTCCGGCCGCAGCTTGGCCGTGCCGGCAACGATCATGGCGCGCTTTTCGTCCTCGTCGGGTTCGTCCACTTCAGGGCACTCGCCCAGGTGTGCGGTGTGCTTGGCGATGTACGCAGCCTTCTGCTGCGACAAGCGCAGCACGGCGTGTACGATTTGGGCCTTGGTGAGCGCGGCCATGATCAGACCTTGGCGTCCATGTGGGCCACCAGCGCCGCAATGCCGGCACGCAGCTCTTCGATCTTGGCCGTCAACGCCTTCGGCTTGGCGCTGATGGCCTCGCACTTGGCGATTTCGGCCTCGGCCTGAGCGATGGCGTCGAACAGCTCGTCGTCGGTCTTCTTGGCGATGTTGTCGCCATTGATCAGGGTCTTGGTGGTGATCTTCAGCATGATGGATTGCTCCTGGGGTTGGGGTTGGGGTTCGCCAGCGCGAACCTGATCGGGCCACGGTTTGACGCGCCAGAACTCGAAAGGAAACTGCCGCGAACGACGTGCGCGGGAATCGGTGCTTTCGTCGAGTGCTTGAGCCATCTCGAACTTCATGTCGAAGTACCGACGAAGGTATTCGCGAGACATGAAACGCTCGCCAGCCACAACGATGAAGTCAGCTTCTGTTGCTTGGTTTTCTTCACAGGTGCCCAGCTTTACAGCGAAGTCGCGAATCTGTTGCCGTCGCCCGCTCGCTGTGTCGCTTCGCTTGTACTTTTCGCAAAAGACGCTGTCGTTTTCCAGCACCATCACGACACACTGCAATCGACGCGTATCTTCAGCGCGTGTGGTTGTCATCTACACCTCCACTTTCACAGTCTCGCCCCAGGGGGCGACCTTGTTGTTGATCGAGCACCAGAGCACGGGAAAATCCGGCGGTGCTTCGGGAAATGGGCCTTCAAGGTCGGTGAGATACACCAGGCATGACGGCGTGATGCCGTGTTCTTCGAGCCAGACAAACGGCGGCCGAAAGTCCGTGCCGCCACCGCCGTGGCACTTGACGACGAAGGGGTCGTCGGGGTCCAGCTCAGCCACGTGGTTGACCCGTGCATCGCATGAAAGCACGTAGGTCTTCAGAGGCGTGGCTGCCTCACGGGCTGATGCCGTCTCAGCGCTGAATGCCGACAGCACCTTGGTGTTGATGGAGCCCGAGTCGTCAGTGACAACCACCAGGGTCTCCATCTCTTGACTGAAGCGGCCAGGCAAGAACACGCCCATAGCCAGGGCTTTGCGACTGGGCTTCATCCAGTCGTAGCCGTTGCGGCCACGTTCAGTGATGAAGCGACGCAGCAACGTGCGCCAGTCCGCTTTGCTGTCGAGCATTTCGTTGATGAAACGCTCGATGTTGGCGGGCATCTTGCCGGCTTTGCGTGCAGAGTTCGCCGCTTGCACCACAGCAACCATCCAGTCCTGCGCGCGAACTTCGTCGGACTTGCTGGACTTGGGCGAACGCAGCGCGTCGAACGGCTTAGCGCTGCCCGACTCTTCTGGCAGCAGGTTGTAGACCTTGTCCGCGGACATGCCGGCGTACTTGGGGTCATACAACCAGGTGTGGGGGATGCTGAACCCGGCGCCCTTGAGCATCGCGTTGATGACGTAGTCACTAGCGCGATTCCAGCGATCCGGGTTCCGGTCGCCCAGCCGAGCCATGTGCTGCCATATGCAGTGGCCGACCTCGTGGGCCACGCCGCTCTTGCGCGCTTCATGCGAATTGGCGCGCACCCAGGCCGGGTGATAGTAGATGTACTCACCGTCCGTGGCGAGCGTCGGTGGATTGAGCCCCTCGTCTTCCACGAGTGGCAGGCGAAGTGCGAGTGCACCGAAGAACGGCTCAAAGCGCAGCATGTGAATGCGCGCCTTGATCATCGCGGTCTCAGCTTCCTTGTCGCGGTTCATCTGTTAATTTCCAAGGCGGTAATGAGGATGTCGTCAAAAACGTCTTCGCCGACATTGGACGCAACATGCAACGGAAGTCGCACGCCGTTGCCGTCGCCGTCGCCGTAGCCGTCGCCGTCGCCGTTGCCGTAGCCGTCGCCGTAGCCGTAGCCGTCGCCGTTGCCGTTGCCGTTGCCGTAGCCGTCGCCGTAGCCGTAGCCGTAGCCGTTGCCGTAGCCGTTGCCGTTGCCGTAGCCGTTGCCGTCGCCGTCGCCGTCGCCGTAGCCGTAGCCGTTGCTAAGTGGATTTTTCATGACCACCCGGTGCACTTGATGGAAAATAACAAGTGTTTTTTGTTGATAGCCACCGATCCACAGAATTCCAATTTGGTTTCGTCGGTCGGCCCTTGAGTAGCAAGCTGTCCGAGCCCGTTGGTTGTCCCCCAGCGCCGAATGCAAGAGGCTTCGCCGATGGAAATTTCATTGGTCGGAGAATACGAATCTTGGTATCCAGTCAACACCCAACCTGACGTGATGACGAAGATGTAGCGCTGTTTCATATTTTGGGCAGTCCGGAAAGGCGCCACTCGATGAGCAGCGGCATAAGGTGTAGGCGATAAGGCAGCAGCGGGTTGTTGAGCGCCCACTTGAACGAGTTGACGCTGTTGCCATGGTGATCGAGCCAGGCGTCTTCAAACTCGTCGGCATGCTTTCGAAGCAACCCGTCACCGGACTCCCGGTCGTTCTGCATGCGGATAATCAACGCTATCGCCTCATCAATAGTGAGGTCGTCGCAGATCACCAGCCAGCCCGTGCCAAGATCGCGTCAGCCTTGTCAGCGACGTGCCGGCGCAGGCTCTTGTCGGCCTTCAAGCGCTCGGTGGGCACCAGCATTACGTCGATGTCGGCGGCAAGCTGCGTGATCGCCGGATCGTTGTTGATGTTGAGTGCCGGCAGCAAGCCGACCAGCTCGCGGGCGTTGCCCATGAGCGACTCGTAAATCTTGCCGTCCTTGGCGCCGCAACGGTCGCTGATGCGCTTGACGACCTCCTTGGCGCGTTCAAGGCATTCGCGCACCATGCGCTGTTGACGTTCCTCGTACTCGCGCTGCAGGTCGGCCTTGATTTGGCCGACATGGTCGGTACTGAGGCTGACCCGGAAGTCGTCGGCCGTGGCCAGCGGCATGACGCTGACCTTGAAGCTGAACTTGTCGCGGACGTCGGCCGGGTAGTCTTCAGGGTCGTACATCTTGCCCAGTTCCTTGCGCGCTGCTTGCACGAAAGAGGGGTAGCCGGCCACGAAATCATTGACCTTGTTCTCGAACTTGAAACGCAGCTCTTGCATCTTGTCGGTGTAGCCCTCGAACAAAGGCACGGGCAGGATGCGATCACCGTTGTCGCCCCAGGTCAGCGACATCTTGGCATGCAGTTCGCGGGCTTCGGAGACGACGCTCACGATGTTGGCCAGCGAGTCACGCGGCAGCAGGCTCTTGTTGAAGTTGCCTGCGCCGTACTGGGCTTCGTTGGCCTTCACGACATCGCTCGTGACCTTCTTGTCCCGCTTGCGAGCTTGCCACTGGCTGATGTTCAAGGACACCAGCAGAGCGCGTTCTTCGATGGGCTTGGCTTGAGTCATAGTCAATCCTTCAGTGCGTGGAACACCTGTTCTGCGGTATACGCGGCGTAAATGTCCCGCATGTGCGAGTGATAGCCGCTCTGCCCTAGTCGAACGACGCGAGCGATGAACGCATCGCGTCTGGTCGGGCCCATTTGTTTCCACCGCTTCAGTTGGCCAGGGCTCGTAGCGATCAACGCCGTCTTCATCAGCTCGTGTTTGCGCAGGCTGAGTCGTGGCAGACCGATCTGCGCCATCAGTGCTTTCCACTGCACTTCGCGCCCAGTCGCCGACTTCGGGCACACAGTGTGCAGAAAAGGCCCCATGATGTCGTCGAAGATCACAGCACGATGTCCTTGTGGCGCAGAGCCCAGTCACGAAACGCCGGCGTGAGGCGAATCGCCGACACCTTGTTGCCGGCGTCACGCACGAACAACACCGACATTTCCTGCTGACCCATGCGGTCCATGTAGGTCAGCATCTTGGTGAAGTTGGCCTCGGTCACGGCGTCGCCCAGCATAGTGGCGATGGCGTACTGCGCGCTGGGGATGGTGGGCAGCTTGGCCTTGCTCGGATTGGCAACCACCTCGGCCACGTCAGGCAGCTCGGCCACGTGTTGCATGAAGCCGCGGTGTTCGATGGCGGCCGCTTCGCCGACCGTGCCCCGCACCAGCTCGAACTGGATGTCCTGCGGGGTGTTGGACTGCCTGAGCAGCCGATCCACGAAGACCCAGGTGCGCGGGCTGGGGAACGCCGGCTCCTTGGCTTGAGCGTTGAACTTGTGGAGCAGCTCCTTGCGGAAGCGCAAGAACGCCACCAGCTCGGCGGCCACGCCGTTGGCCTTGGCGAACGCCACCCATTCTTCGAGGTCCGCATCAAAGTCCAAATGGACGATGCGGTTGGCCAGCGGGCCGGCCATGCGGACGATGTTGCCGCGGTCCGACTCGCGGTTGCCGGCGGCCACGATGGTCCAGCCCGGCGGCAGCTTGTAGTTGCCCACCTCGCCGGTCAGCATGAGCTGATAGCAGCTCGCGCTGGTCATCTTGTCGGCCAGGTTCAGCTCGTCGAAGAAGAGCAGTCCCTTGCCGCTGGTGGGCATGAACTCGGCAGGCAGCCAAGTCATCACGCCGCGCTTCGCATCGGGGTACGGGAACCCCTTGATGTCGGTCGGATCGAGATTGGCCATGCGCACGTCGCGCAGCTCCAACTTCAACGTCTTGGCGACCTGGGCGACGACATCGGATTTGCCGACGCCAGCAGGCCCCCAGATCATCGCCGGCAGTCGTGCCAGGATGCAGACCTTGAGGGATTGAATGACTTGACTGGGCTTCATGGTTTGTGATGAGTTAGGTGTAGGGTGGCGCACCGGCTGTCGTGCGCCTCGCGCTGCAGCCAGTAGTCCACCGACTCCAGGCCTTCAGGCTTCTTGGTGCTGGGCATACCGAACGCGGAGAAGCCACCCGGCGCGCACTGCCAGCCGGCCGGCGTGAACACGTACAGCCACTCGCCGCCGGTCTCTTGGGTCAGCACGCAGAGGGCGTCGAGGTCGGCCGAGACCGCCGCGGGCGACGGGTCTTCGTGTGGGCGAGTGGCCGTGTAGAACTCGATCAGATCGAAGTTCGACTTCAGGGTGCTGAAGTCGCCGCCGGCCAGCAGCGCGCGGACCTTGTCCTCGGCGTCATAGTGCTGCTGCAGGATCGGCGCCTGATGGCTGGGATAGCCGTCCCAGTGGCAGTAGACCGACAGGTAGGTGTTGTCCGCGTTGCGGATGGCGATGCGAGAGCGGGTGCCCATGATCAGCCGCCCAGTGCCGCGATGCGGGCACGCAGTTCGTCGGCGGACAAGCCGTCGATGGCGGCCGCGTCCTTGCGCTCCAGCGCAGCCTGGAGCTGCTCGCGCTGCACCTTGCGGTTCTGTGCGTCGGCCTTGGCCTGGTTCTCGGCCAGCTTGGTGTTGATGATGTGCTTGAGCACTTCCAGCTGCAGCTCCAGCGGACCGCGCACGGGGCTGTTGGTGCTGATCGAGACGAAGCTCTCTTCGGCCACGGCCTTGAGCTGGCGATGCACACCGATGGCCAGCGTGTCCAGGTCGACGCCGTTGCGCGAGGTCAGCGGCAAGTCCCACAGGTCTTCCACGCTGAGGGCGCCCTTGGCGCAGGGAATGCGCATCTTGGTGCGCGCGGCCTTCTCGAAGATCGACATGGTGTTCTCCTTCAGAACGTGATGGTGTAGTTGCGCACGCCGGCGGCGCCGGTCACTTCCAGCGTCACCGAGTCGTTGCGGGTGGACGAGAACCCCAGGCCGCTGAGCTGGTCGGCGGCCACCGGGCACTTGGTCTTGTCGCCCAGCACTTCAAAGACCTTGCGGTGCTTTTCCAGCTCGGGCTTCAGGAACTCGTTATAGATGCCACGCACAGGCTCGTCGGTGACGCAGTCCTTGAGGACGAAGAACCAGTGCTTGTTGCCGATTGCGTGGTCGCCCCAGCAATTCGGGCTCAGCATCAGCGTGGACACTTCCACGAACGCCTCGGTGGTGACGCCCCACTTGGTCTGCGGCACGCCACCGCCTTCGAGACCGGTGCCATACACGGCGTTCGTGATGGTGCCGTTCTTGACGGTGAAGTGGCCGACCATGACATCAGCGCGAGCCGGGACGGCCTTCTTATAGGACATCTGGGTCACGCCGCCCGCGTGCGCGATTTCAACCGCAAAGCCGACATCCGAAGTCTCACGCTTGCTGAACTGGTTGACGAAAACGTCGTAGAGGCCGTCCTTCGGATCAACAAAGGACAGGTTCTCCACCGGCGTACGCGTCGTGCCGCCGCCTGCGTTCATGTCCACGTCGAGGATGCGAGTTCGGCCAACATACGGAGTGCCGAAGTAGATGTGCCCATCAGGGCACTTCACGTGGAAATCCAGATCGTCGTAGTTGAACCACGACAAGCTGAAGCGCAGCTTGGCATCCACGTTGCCGCCGGCCTTCTTCACCAACTCGCGGATCGAGTCGGTGACGTTGCCGGCGTAGGACCAGGCGAAGTTGTTGCCCCACTTGAAGATGCTGGGGCAGTCGTGCACCGGCGCCGTCAGCGTCATCAAGTTGCCCAAGTGCTGATGCTGCAGATGCAGCCGCAGGCCCGTGGCTGCCGGTAGCACTTCTTGGATGAAGCGCTCGACCGGCATGCCAACATCGGCTTGCTTGTTGCGCGTGAGATGCTTGGCCGCGCTCATCAGCAGCTCACCCAGGCCGGCCTTCATCTTGGAACGGGCGGCGCTGCTGACCCACAGCACGTCGTTGACGCTCACGTCAGCGATGGTGGCCAGCCGGCGTTCCAGCGCGGGCTCCAGCCCCAGGCTGGTGATGGTCTTCATGGCGTCTTGCACCATGCGCGGTGTGATGAGCGCCGTCGGCCGCTTGTAGTTCGTCGGCGCGACCTTGGTCTCGAACGACTTGACGGCTTGCTCGACGTCCACGCCGGCTGACAGGTCTTGCACCAGCGTGCCGATGGCCGTGTTGCGAAACTGGGCCGCCGGCGCCGTGGCATTGAGCAGGCGGAACATCAGGCGCTGAGCGTACTTCGTCAGCGTCTGATAGGCCAGGCGCTGTGTGCGGAATGCCTTAACGGCATGTTCATGTTCTTCGCCGCGGTACAGGGCCTTGTCTTCGATCAGGGCGAGTACCTGGTTGAGTGCGTCGACGGTCAGCTCTTCCAGGCCGCGTGTGAAGACCTGCAGCTTGGCGTCATACTGGCCGCGTTCGGTATCAGGCTGCGGGCAGAAATGCGGCTTGGCGACCTTGCCGAAGAAATGATTCCAGCGGCGATGGCCGCCATCGGGCAACGTCTCACGGGTGAACTCGGCGCCGTAGCTGGGCTCCTTGGTACGGTAGATCGACTTGATCGACCGTGCGCGCACGCACGTGGCCAGCTTGTCGGCGACGACATCGTAGGGGTACGGCAAGTTCTTGACGTCCCAGACCGTGCGCAGCGTGCCACCGACCAGGCTGACCAGCCCGCCCAGGTTGCGGATGAAGTTCTTGCAGCACGAGCAGTGGTGCTCGGTGTTCGTGCGGAAGATCGGATCAGTGCCGGCCGGGAAAGCCATCAGGTAGACCTCGAAGAGGTCATCTTCACCTTCCGTGGTGAACAGCTCACCTTTGGAGAGGTGGACGAACTGCTGGTTCACAGCGACAGCGAAGGGATGAAAATCGGCCATATAGGTCTCAAAGAAGGTGTAGAGGAAGGGGCCGCCAACCGTGCGTGCCTGCCGTGTAGGCGACCCCTGGGGCAAACCGATGTGTGCTGTTGGATGAAGAGAACGAGAACCATGACCGGCGTCCTACCGTTGAACGAGAGGGCTGCTGCGATCAACGTCGCACGCGGCGTTGATCTTGGAAGCCCCCGCTGGAATCGAACCAGCATCGCCTGTCAATCAGTGGTGTTGCAGCACTACATCTCTCACGCGGACGATGTCAGGCGATACGAGGTTTTGAAGACTCGAACTCGAACGACAACGACTACGCTTGCCTGAAACTTGAATCAGCGCATGCGGAACGGCTGCAAGAGCAACTCGATCAGCTTGGTGCCGAAGTCGAATGGCTGGACTTCGGTCTCGTTGGCGCGCATGCGCGCTTGCTTGACCTCGACCAGCAGCTCGTCGATGAGCTTGATGGCCTCGGCCTTCTGCACCGCAGTGGCCGCACCGCTGCGCTTGATCAGCGTGAACTTGCCGATGGTGTTGTCGCGGGTGGATTCCTTGACCTGGGCCGGATGCTTGTCCGTGGCCGGGGCCAGGATCACCGGCACCATCACCTTCTCGGTCTTGGTGGCATGCTCGGGCGGCGCAACCCAGGAGCCAGTCTGCTCATCGAACGCCCAGGTCTTGCCGGCGTCCAGGGTCGGCACCGCCAGGTACAGCAGCCGCAGCTTGGCCAGGCGAGCTTCCAAGCCCAGCAGCTGATCCACGGGCAGCTTGGAGAACACGACCTGGCCACGGAGCACCACATCGGCGACGGCGCGCTGATTGGCGGTGTTCTTCTGGTACTGCAGCGATTCGGCCTTGCCGTACAGGTCCAGGGCGTAGGCCAGCGTGTCCAGCACGTTGGTGGGCACAGCCTTGTTCTCGGCGGCCTGGGCCTGGATGGCTTCGTTGGCGGGGCTGTCTTCCAGCATCTGCAGCGACTTGGTGTGGCCCTGGAAGAAGTGATCGTTGCCGAACTTCTTCAGGGTCTCTTCGTACAGGGTGTTCCAGGCGCCGTTGACGGTCTTCTCGGCGGCCAGGGTTTCGTGGAGCTTGGGCATGACGTTCCTTGAGGTGTTGGTGTTGATGTTGGTCCCCGCTTCTCTCCCGGGGTGGTCACGCAGCGAGTAGTGCGCTGTTCCTTGCCAGGCGGACTAGATACCGCCGGACTCACGCTGGCGAACTGCGTGTTGCCGCTGGTCAGGTCACAGCCGGGCCTTCAGCGCATTCCATGCTTCACGCACGGTTGCGTACTTGTTGCCCAGCTTGAAGCCGCCGTATGCCGCAGCGCCGATGGCGCCGAGCAGCAGACACCCGGGCTGCCGGCATGGTGGCGACTTGCTCTGTCCGCTCCAGCCCGTGCGCAGACCGTTGCGGAGTGATCCAACACACGAACCTCGAAGGCTCGTGTCTTGGATCGAAGAAAGATCGTAGATCGAAGAGACGCGCTGCGCCCAATACAGCCTGGCTATGGAACCGGCGTGTCGAATAGTGCGCGGCCAACAAGCCACACAGCCACGTCATCTTCGGTGTACGTTTCGTCGGTCAGCCACGGCTCAAGTGCGTCCCACATGCCGATACGGTCTTGCAGCCAGGCACGACCCACGGTGTATTTGTTGTCAGAGAAATCCGCCCACCCGCCATCGAGCAAGACGTTCATCAGCCAGATGTAGGTTGAGTACCACTCGACCTTGATTTCGTCGGTGAATTCGACGTCGAGGATCTTCCTCGTCAGTTCAGCGGCGAGGCGTGGGCAGGCTGGTGCGGTCACTCAGCGGATTCCTTCCATATGCGGCGCACCCACTCGTACATGTCGATGCCTGTTTCGAACACGGCGATCAAGATCAAGGCTGGCGGCCCCACAATGGCGCTGTGATGACTGCCAGAGCGCCGCCGATCATGTGCAGCAAGAAGCGAAAGATGCGAAGAGTCACGTCAGTTCCTCGGGCACGTCTACCTCGTTGCCCAGCTTGCTAGTCACGAAGCAGCGCATGGCTGCGACCAGGGGAGTGGGGCCGAACGCGTTGAGTGTGCCGTTGTATCCAGCAGCCCAGCCCGTTGAGTGGTCAGAGAGGGTGATCTTTCCCCGCTCGATGATCGGGCCGCCTTGGGACCAGTCGGTCGAATAGGGCAACGGCTTGCTGTCCCAAGCTACGGTGCCGCGTGTGCTTGATGGGCGAAAGCACATCGGGCCGTATTTCTCGTCGTTGCGGTAACCCAGCCCAAGAGCTGTGGCCACCGCCCAATCCAGCGCAGCGCCGGTCAGTTCGCTCGTCTTGATTTTCATGATGTAGCTGAAGTTGGTGCTTTGAAGGTTTGGTAATAGCGTGCCGTGAACCGGGAAGCACCTGTGTCGCAGACCATCATCAGCTCAAATAGCGCCCTTGTCGCCTTGATGTGGGGATATTGCTCTACGGGCCGCTACAGCTCGCTTCCCACCACTGATCTACCTTATCGCGCGCCTGATCCCTTTCGGGCTCGGCATCAACAGAAAGGCCTTCGCACGCCCAGTGCAGGGCAGTCCTCGATTAGTCCTCTACATGCAAAGGCCTATCTGTTGGCCCTCGCTAATGCGAGGGCTGGCGATCAGGCCGCGTTGCCGGTGAGCCGCAGCAGCTTGGCGCGCTGATCGTCGCTGGCCGCGCCGAGCACTTGCTGGGCGAAGCTCTTGCGCATGTTGTTGCGCACGATCACGGCGGCCTCGGCCACGATTTCGGCGTTGCGCTTCTCGTTGGCGTCATGTGCTGCCATGTCGACCTTGTCGATGATCCAGAAGAACTCGGCCTCGCAGCCGGGCTCGATCTTGGCCTCGTCGTCCACGTGCTCGACCACGCCGATCTTGGTCTCGCCGGCGGCCATCACCACCACGCTGTCGCCCACGGCGAGCGGCAGATGCGACACGTAGGTGCGGGCCTTACGGGGCGTGTTGTCAGCAGCCGATGCGGGCAGCTTGACGTGAACGGTCTTGGCGTCGGCGCGCAGCAGTGCAGCGAGGTTGCGGTCCATGATGGATTTGGCTTTCTTGGGTTGAAGTGTGGGCAAAGGTAGCATCTGAAGGACGCCGTCGTATTTGTCGTACGTGGCGTCCTTCGGATCAGGTTTGACGCTGCAGAGCACGTCGAAGTAGCGGCGGAGCTGCTCGCGGTCGTAGATGTTGCACCGATAGGCGTCGCTGCCGAACGTCCCAATCAGCTTGTCTTGAATGTAGGCGCGGCGCTGTCCGTAGGTGCGCTGGTTGGTTGCGTAGCTGTGCAAGAAGATCGTGTTCTCGCACAGAGCGTCAGCCCATTTTCGGAGCTGAGGTGTCGTTGTAACCATTAAAAGTCTCCCGGTGCGACCTGGCAGCACACCAGGCCATTGCGGCGCCACATGTTCACGACCTGTTGACGGTCATCGAACACGCATACCAGACGACGACGGTCTGCAGGTGTGATCGACTGAAGCCAGCTCTGCTTCAGCTCGTGGTCGACCGTGTAGTCCTTGGCCGGGCGCATGCGCAGGCCCTTGAGCAAATGCAGGATGTCGTACTGCTCGAACCACTGGATCGTTTCGTCGCGCACGGTCTCCATGCGGCCAGACCAGACCCAGATGTCCGCACCGCTGCGAGCCAGGCTCACCAGCAGGGTGATCATCGGCACGATGGGCGTGTCGTTCACGCATGCGGCGTGGAAAGCGTCCCAGTTGGGCTTGAACGGGTGGCGCTTGTCGCAGAGCTGGCACTTGTGCTCGTTGTGCCGGTGCAGGCAGCCTTCGCAGTCGATCATCGGCCGCTCGACGAAATGCCGGCGGTGCCGAAGATCAGCGAGCGTGCCGTCGAGGTCGAAGATGTAGAGGGGCGTGGTCATCCTTGGCTCACTTCTGCCGCGCCAAGCGCGGCGCGGATGTCACGCTGAGCCTGCTTGTAGCCGGCGCGGTAGGCCTCGTTGCAGCAGCGGGCACCAGCTTCGGCGTCTTCGCGGCTGGTGAAGCGCATCTCGGGGAACAGCGTGCCGCTGTAGTAGCCCATGCCGCTGCCAGGGCCACTCACGAAAGGCTTGCCGTCATTGTCAGTGCCGGCGTTGTAGGGCTTGGCGATCACACGAGACCTTTCAGCAGTTGTTGAAGTTGGTCGAGCTTCTGCGTGCGCTCGCCCATGTCGGCGACCTCTTGGTCGATGATCAGCGCTGCTTCATCGATGTCGTTGGCAAAGTCGGCGAGGCTCTTGGACAGGTCGCGCGCCCGGACAGCCAGCATGCTGATGCGCTTGAGCGGGGTCAGGGGCTCGGCGGCTTTGCCCGCGGTCTTAAGAGGCACGATGTCGTCCTTGGCGGCGGGGGCGGGGGCAAACTCGGGTTCGAGCGGTACACGCATCCAGTGGCCAGGCGGGCGCTCAATGACCAGGCCGTCTTTCATCAGCGAGTTGAGGCAGCCTTCGAGGATGTTACGGTCCTTGGGCGTGCCCAGGCGCATCAGCTCAGCAGTGATGCGATGAGTTGGCCAAGCTTCGTTGATCGGCACTGCATCGAGCACCTTGCGAGCCGTGTGCGTCAGCTCACGGCAAAGTGAAGCGTATCGAGCTGCGCGCATGGTCGACGTGTTGGCGGGGCAAGAAGTTGCGGGGGTCTTTACGCACGATAGTTCGAGCTGTATTCGGCGATGCTCAGGAAGCGCATGATGTGCTTCACCAGGACACCCCGCCGGTTGTAGAACCAGGCCTGGGCCATGATCCCGGCGACTTCGCGTTTGATGTGCAGGAAGTGGCGGCGCCTACGGCGGTTGATTCGCATGACGGGTCTTCTGATCAAGGGCGCGGCGGCAGCAATCGCCCGATGCTTGGGTTGTTCACGGGGTCCAGCCAGTAGCCGAACAGCACATTCAGTAGGCGTGGATGCGGCTCCACCGGCACCAAATGCCACCCTGCCGGCACTACAGGTGGGGGGGCGCTGACAGCGCAGCGCGCCTGTTCCACGCAGCGCGGGCCGCCGCCTCGGCCTCGTCGGCATTCGGCGCCGTTGCCATCTTGTGTGCGCAGGCTGAGTAGCTGTCGCAGTAGCAAACCACGGCGGCAAAATAGGTGGTGGCGTCTGCGTTGTCAGGTCGCACAGTCAGTTGCGGGCGCTCGCCGCAG